TGTTCATCGAGGCGCTGGCGGGCGGGCCGTGCGCCGTACAGGCGCAGATCGGGGATTTCGTCACCGACGTGCAGCATCAATGCTTCGACGCGGATACGTTCCGGCGTGATGGCGTGCTGATCGTGCCGGTGCCCGCCAATCCCGAGCACGTCGTGAAGATCGGCGCCGGGTTCCGCTGGTGGCGGGTGAGCCAGTTGCGCGAGAAGGGGTGGCGCAGAAGGGCGGCACGGCGATGAGCACGACATGCACGCAGCGCCGCTGCGGCCCGCCACGCGGCTACGCCTGCCCGAGCAACCATCCCGGCGTCGAGTCCCTGTGGGTCACGGTCCACGACGAGCAGCGCGGTGAGCGCACCTACTGCCGCGTCTGTGATCGCCTCAAGCATCGGCGCCAGAGCGAGCGGCGAAAGATCCAGCGTCGCGCCCGAAAGGCCGAGCGGTGCCAGCAGAGCAATCGCGTCGAGGATCACTCCCGCTGCGACATCGACACGTACCTCTGCCCCGAGTGCATGGCGCTCTGGACGGAAGTGTCGCGGGGTGCCGTATGAGCAATCCCCCTCGCGTGGTGCGCGCCGTCGCCCGATCCATCGGCAAGCTCGCCAAGGACAAGAACGTCCCTGAATCAAAGCTCGCGTCATTCATCAACGGATGCGTGCAGGTGGACATCCGCCACATGCCATCCCTCGCGGATCACAAGCGCGAACTGATCGCCCTGGCGATGGAGTACGCACGATGAGCGAGACGGAGGCCGTCATCACCCGCATGAGCAAGATCATCGACCAGATCGCGAACCTTTCGCAAGCACTCGCGTGCGTCGATTGCACCCGCATCTATCGCTACGGTGACACCTGCCCGCAATGTGGATCGCGGGCGATTATCAACCTTGCCGAAGTCCTCTCAAGGAGCGTGAATTGATGGACCACAGCGGACTGATCTCGCGATACGACCCGCCGTTATTTCGCGGCGATTCCTACGATCCCGAGCACGACGAGAAGCGCCTGATGCGCCAGCTCGACCTCGTGCGCCTGCATCTGCTCACGGGCGAGCGGTGGACCCTGCGCCGACTCGCTGACAAGGTTGGATGCTCCGAGGCATCCGCATCGGCCCGCATCCGCGACGTGCGCCGGGAGGGTCTGGGTGGGGCATGGCAGGTCCACAAGGACCGGCGTTTCGGCGGCGTGTGGGAGTACTTCGTGACGTTTGGAAAGGAGATGTTGGCAGGCGAATAGGGGACGTGCGCCCGCTATCACGGCGGGCCACTGACATCTGATTCAGGGAATGCGGCGGCGTATTGGGAATTGCAACGGAGGAAAGGGGCAAAGCGGTGACGAGGATGGTCTGTTCCAGCCGCCGCTATACAAACGCCCGACACGCGGCCCGCATCCCTGAGTCAGTTGTGAGTGATCGTCCAAGTCACTCTCAAGGAGATACATCGAATGTCCAATTTCGAGAATGAAGTGCTCACGCGGCTCGACCGCATCGAGGCAAAGATCGGTACTGCATCCACCGCGCCACCCGCCGAGATACAGACCGTGACGGGCGTCGTCACCGGCATCGACAACCGCAACGGATGGAACGAGGTCACGCTGCTCGCCAATGGTGGGGAGGAACTTACCTACTCCACCAAGCGCGACAGCCTCGTGGAAGGCATCATTCACGGCCAGCAGGTCACGATCCGCTACAAGGCCGTCCAGCGCGGAAGATTTGTTAATCGGTATATCGAGGAAGTGATCGGGTTCTAGCCCGGACGATCAATGCGATACCTCCGCGTCAAGAACCTCGAAAAGTACCAGCCGCAATCATCGAAGCGTCTGCCGTGGATCAAACTGATGACCGAACTATTAGAGCCGACACGCCAGCCCTGGTATGCCGAACTCCCCGACGCGACGAAGGCGCTGCTCCATCACGTCTGGTTGATGGCAGCAGCCCTCGGCGGGCGAATCCCCGAGGACTGGCTGACGCGAGAAAGATTGAATCTCAAATCCAAAATCAGTCTGGATTCAATTCTGGAATTGGGATTGGTTTGGTTTGAGAATGAAAACGGTTCTCAGTCCGAACTCTCTCACGCGCGCCTTACGCGCTCTGGAACTCTGCCATCTGGTTCTCTGGATTCTCCTACCGAGAACCGGGAACCTGATTTCTCCCAAGATTTGGCGTTTTCGGCAATTTGGTCGGATTACCCTCGGCGGATCGGGCGCAAAGAAGCCTTCCGTCACTTCAGGGCCACGGTCAAGACCCCCGATGACTTCGCTGCGATTCGTGCCGCGTTGGTGAATTTCAGGGCCGAGATGGCCGACCGGCCAATGAAGTTCATCCAGCAGGGCGAGCGGTGGTTCAACAACTGGCGGGATTGGGTGGACGTGGTGCCCGCGACGCCGATCCGGAACGTTGACCCGTCGCTGATGGTCGGGGCGGCGGTCGTGGATGCCCCTGTAGAGGCATACGAGCCCGCCCCTGAGCCTAACCCGTGGTCCGAGGTCGTGGATGCGCTGGGAAGCCCGGAATGGCTGCGGGCCGCGAAGCTGATCGCCATTGACGGGGACACGCTGACCGTAGGGGTGCCGTCGCAACGGCATGCGGACGAGATCCGGGAGCGCTACGGGGCCGAGATCCGGGAGCGGCTTGGGGATCAGCACGCATACCTGCAAGTCGTCGATTGGGTAGAGTCCCGGTCGATCGAGAGACAGAGGGCGGTGTCGGCATGATCTACCGCCTGATCCATGCGGACGTGCGCTGGTGCCGTTGCGGGGACGCTGAACCCTCGCACCCTTACGGCCCGTGTGTCGTGAAGGGCTGCGATTGCCTGTCGTTCCGTCCGATGACGACGTGGAGGCCGTGGTGAACAATTACGCTGAGTTTCTCGCGAATAAAGCAATCGCGGCCCCTGTGCGCGGCATTGAGTCGGTGCCTCGTCTGGCCGGGCACCTGTTCCCGCACCAGTCACACAGCGTGGAATTCGGGCTGCGCTCTGGATCGTGGGGATGCTTCCTGGATACAGGACTCGGCAAAACGGCCGTCGAACTCGAATACCTGCACCAGACGCTGACGCATCACAACGGCTACGCGCTGATCCTCACGCCGCTGGCGGTCGCCCGCCAGATCGAGAAGGAGGGCAGGCGCTGGGGCTACGACATTCGCGTCATCCGCGAGCAGGATGAGGCGCGACCCGGAATCAACGTCTGCAACTACGACCGAATGGACAAGCTCGAGCCGTCATCCTTCGGGGCTGTCGCACTGGATGAGTCGAGCATCCTGAAATCGTTCACAGGCAAGACGACGCGGCGGCTGATCGAGGCATTCGCCGGCCACCGCTGGCGCATGGCCGCAACCGCAACCCCCGCGCCGAATGACCATGTGGAACTCGCGCAGCACGCCGAGTTTCTTGGGCTCATGGCGCGGGATGAAATGCTCGTTCGGTGGTTCATCAACGACACGGGCGACACGAAGAACTGGCGACTGAAGCGGCACGGCGTCAACTCGTTCTTCGACTGGATGGCGTCGTGGTCGCGCATGGCCGAACACCCGCGCGATCTCGGATGCGATGTGGATGGCTTCAACCTCCCGGCGCTGAACATTCACCGTCACCGCGCTGACTCCGACCTGGCGCCGGAAGAAGGGTCACTGTTCGCGGTCGCCAACATGAGCGCGACCGGCATGCACGACGTGAAGCGGCAGACCGCCGAGGCGCGGGCGGATTCCGCCACGGCTCTCGTGACTGCGGACGATGAGCCGTGGGTGGTCTGGTGCGACACCGACTATGAGGCCGACGCTCTACTGGCGCGGCTCAGTGGTCGCGATGACGTGGTCGAGGTGCGCGGGTCACACACGATCGAGCGCAAGGAATCGTCCATCGCTTCGTTTCTGGACGGTTCAAAGCGAATCCTCATCACGAAAAGCTCCATCTGCGGTTTCGGGCTGAACCTTCAGTTCTGCAACCGCACCGTGTTTGTCGGGCGCTCGTTTTCCTACGAGTCCTGGTATCAGGCCGTGCGTCGGTTCTGGCGTTTCGGCCAGAGGCGAGCCGTCGATGTTCACCTGATCGTCGCGGATGGTGAGGACGCCATTGCCCGCGTCATCGACCGCAAGAGCGATGACCACGCCCGCATGAAGTCCGCGATGACCGCTGCGATGCGGCGTGCCGCTGGTCGATCCGCGACGCTGCGTAATCCCTACAACCCCACACACGCCGGTCGGATGCCGTCGTGGATCTCAGAGAGGACTGCATGACCATTCGATGCCTGAACGAAGCGCATGGGCGATCATTCGTCGCCTATCACGGTGACTGCGTGGACGTGGTCCGGCAACTGCCGGACGAATCAATCGACTTCAGCGTCTACTCCCCGCCGTTCTCGAACCTGTTCCTGTATAGCGATTCGATCGCCGACATGGGGAACAGTGGCAGTGACGAGGAGTTTCTGACGCACTACCGGTTCCTGCTCGCGGAGTTGTTCCGGGTGACGGTGCCGGGTCGGATTTCTGCGGTTCACTGCTCCGATCTTCCGCTTCAAAAGTGGAAGGACGGCGTGATCGGAATCAAGGACTTGTCCGGGCAGATCATCCGCGCTCACGAGGAAACCGGATGGGTTCTTCACTCGCGAATCACAATCTGGAAGTCTCCCGTGGTCGAGATGACGCGGACCAAGGCGCTCGGGCTGCTCTACAAGCAGCTCCAGAAGGACAGCGCCCGAAGTCGCACAGGGATGGCCGACTACCTGCTCATCTTCCGCAAGGACGGCGACAACCCCAAGCCGATCGAGCATGCACCGTCCGACTTTCCGCTCGACCAATGGCAGGAGTGGGCGTCACCGGTCTGGATGACCGTAGACCAGACCAGAGTCCTCAACGTGGCCGCGGCTCGTGACGCACAGGACGAGCGCCACCTTTGCCCGTTGCAACTCGACGTGATCGACCGCGCCCTGGTGATGTGGAGCAATCCGGGCGACGTGGTGTTGTCGCCATTCATGGGGATCGGGAGCGAGGGCGTCCAGTCGGTGACGCACGGGCGGAGGTTCGTCGGCGTCGAGTTGAAGGAATCGTACTTCCGTCAAGCGGTGAAGTACCTCGAAGGCGTCGATCGGCAGGAGGGGCTGTTCTCCTCCCGTCACGGCGAAAACCGCGTGACCGTCGCCCCCATGTTCACCACCGAGGAGACGGCATGAGCGACCCCGTCGATCAGATCATCGCGACGATCCTGAACACGAACCTGACCCGTATCGACGTCATCGCGATCAGGAACGCCCTCCCGAGCATGGTCGGAGGACCACGCAAGGACGTGTGCAAGTACGGCCACCCGCGGACCCCGGATAACGTCTACCGCGTCAGTCGAGGGTGCCGTACATGCAGTCG